CACTTGCTGGCATAGCACCATTTGTTTTTACCTTAAAAGTATTTGCCATTTATCCCCCTATCCTAATGCAATAGAAAGTGCTGCCGCCTGTGGATCAGTTTCTGATATAGTTCCCGTTACTGAAGCAGTACTCGTGATTGCATTACTTGCTATGTTAATACTGAATAATTCTATGTTATCTGTACCATCGTTAATTTTAATTTTTAAAAAACCAGATGTTCCTGTATCTACCCAAATAGTCCCTGTTGTTACAGAACCTGGAGCAGAACTACCACTATGTGATGAGTTCACTGCGGTTAATATATTATTGAGTTCCGTTCTAAATGAACTGAAACCTTGGTTCGCCAATGATACGTCTGATACTTGTGCCATAATTAATCTATATCCTTTTTTGTTTAGCTTTGCAACCCAAATCCCTTGGCAATATAATCAAATGTACGATCTACTGCAGAGCCACTTGAATTAACAAAAGCAATGTTGAAACCATTAACAGTTTTTGATGTGATTGTAAATATATCTCCTGTTTGCATATTTTGTGCCGCAATACCTATTGCTGGTATTTCAAAAAATGGATTAGTAAATGTGATAGTTTTTGAACCAGAAGATGTTGCTAAATTACTTTCTGCAAATGTACGTTCTTCCATATTTAATTTTATTGCCATTGATTTAACATTACTTGATGTTTGATTATCGTCATTGGATAATTTTAATCTAAACTTTGCAAACTTAAATTTAAAAGTTGCTGATTGAGTAACATCAACAAATGATGTGCAATTTGCAAGTGAACTTGTTGAAGTTGCTATTTGTACTCTATGAAAAGCATGCAATTGTTCTGTACCATCAAATGGTGCTTTTGCTGAATCAAAAAATAATGCACCACGACCATTATCAAATAAATCGTAAGGGTTTTCTGCATCTAAAGTAATACTTGGCTCGACATTACCATCATAAACTTGTGTTAAAGATATTGAGTTTGAAAAGTTATAAAAACCTTTAGCATCTCTATTTTTATTATTGAAACTAGGATTTGATGTTGTATCTGTACCACCTAATTCAAAGTCACCAGAAACTGAATCAAAGTTACCTACTGTGTCATCAAAATTAGTAACAGTATCAAGTGTTATTATAGTATCGCCTGACGGATCAATTTTAACTGCTAATGGCAAACTTGTATCCATTTGATCTAATCCTGTAAAAATATTTGGTGTTTCGGTAAAATTTGTAACTGTGTTATATGCTTGGATACCAGAAATATTTGTAGTAACAATGGTAGCTTCTGCTGAACTGTTTCCATTTTTATCTACTGCTTTTATAAGATAAGAGCCTGTCCTTGCTGGCACTACTGCATTATCACATTTTCTACGAGGACATCTAACAAGATTAGTAGAATTTAACCAATTTGCACCTGTTGATACGTTTTGATATCGGATTTCATAAAAAGATATATCAAGATCACTATTTTGACTTGGTGGTGTCCATGTTAATTTCATGTGATGTTGTCCATGCATTTCAACACCAAAATCTTCAACATTACTTGGAACTTCAACACCACCTACAATTTTACGAGTTGTTGATATAAATGTTGATTTGGCACCAATAGTGTTTACTGCTCTAACACGCACTTGATAAGTAGCTTCATCAATTACATTAAGATGTTGATAGCTTAAAATTTTTCCTGTTGCTACTTCTCTAAATGAATCTGTAACTGCATTACCGTCTGGATCAAGAGTTTGTTTTATTTGTACTTCATAATTATCTACAAACTTATCTGGCGATGCACCTATTGTAATTAATAATCTTGTTATTACAATTCCATCGGCATATTCAATTAATTCATCATCTAATGAAATACTTGCTGGTGGTTGTACAGTGAATGGGTTAGGTAAAGTAGTATCTGGTATAGTCGCTGGTGCAACTTGTGTACCAAATGTGTAGTAACTATCTTGATGTTCAGAACATTGTAAAGTGATAGTGTGATCTGTATTTATAGTCATTCCTTGAACACGAAAAGGTTTAGCAGAAAAACTTGGTGTTGCGTGTGTTACATTAACAATATCGCCTATGCTTAAATCTAAAGCTGTTGCATCTGTTTTAATATTAATATCTAAACTTGTTCTTGATCGTCGTAAAATTATTTCTGCCATTTCTTGTGCTTGATGTGGATTTGTTAACATTGCAAAATCAAAACGACCTTCAAGTGTTAATCCTCCATCAGCAGTTTTCATATTTGAAAATGTATCAGCACTTGCTAATCCTGTTTCATCAACAGGAGGAAACTGAGCAGTATCTGATTGAAAATTTTTATCTGGGTTTGTAAAATTAACTATTACACGATTATAACGTGAATTTTTATTTTTACTGCTAACTTGTATTCCTCCAATTATATTATCTTCTGTAAGAGTAATTGAAGCTGATCCAGAAGATTCAACTAATATTTGATATTTACCACCACTAAAATTTAAAAATGATCTTGTTCCCCTTACAAAGTCTTTTACATTATCTATGGCTTTTTTTGATGTATCTACAACAGGGTGGCTATCCATTAAATCAATCTGACTTGCACCAGAGAAAGGTGTTATATTCGTGTCACAAACATCACCAGCTACTTGCCAATCTGCAAAATTAGAATCAAAATAACTATTTGCTATTCCCATTCCAAATCTTTCGTTTCTTAAATAATCTAATAATTGATAAATACCATTATCAGAATATTCCCAAGTCGTTGAATCATCTTTTCTATGACTACCACTTCCTCCTGTAATTGTGCTATCTAAATTAGGATTATAAACTTTTCTGCCTTTTACTATTGCATTTACGGTTGGTAAAGAACCAAAAGCATCGCCATTCCATTTGAATTTTAATGCTATATAAGCAAGTCCTCTTAATCTATGATTAGATGTCCATGAAGATAAACCAGATAACAAACTTGAAGCACTTTGACTATCAGTGCCATAATGTGGCTCTATTGTTATCAAACTTTCTGCACTTGAATCATCATCTGGTGCTTTGAAATAATTTGCATCAGAACTTGCAACACTTCTTTGAGTATTGTCAGCTATATCGCCATCAAATGTAACTTCGTTATCATTAACAAAAATTTTAGTAATATCATCTATTTCGCCCTCTGATACGATAAGAGCCATGTATAAAAATTCATTATCTGTTCCACTTGTTTCAAGAAAAACTACATTTCCTCCTACTTTTCTTGTTCCATAAACAATAGGTATATGTGCATTTGCACTAAATTTATTTACTAATACTCCTTTTGCATTTCGATCAGATTGATTATCTCCAAAATCTGGTATTTCGGGAATAGGATTTAACCAACCGATAACATCTTCAACGATATCAACAATTACGTCAACGACATCTTCAATGAAATCAATAATATCTTCAACAGGATTCCAACCACCCATTAGATTAACCTCCAATTGCTACCCATGTTTTCAAAACCTAATCTTTCAAAAACAGGATCAATGTCTAATTTAGATGTGATAGATAATACTATCGGATTATTATCAGAAACTTTTTTAATCATATCAACTAATTGTTTTACTAATTTATAATTTCTAAATTTTTCTTGAATATAAATCATTTGAATTATCATAATTTTTTGTTTGCTAAACCAATATTCAGATTTATTAAAAATACAACAACCTACTATTTTATCTCTATCTAAATCCTTTATACAAATAATTTTTCCATTTTTTAAAAAGTTATTTAGATATTGATTTAATTTTACAGTATCAACTTCTGGAAAATTACAATCTGTTAAATCTTTTTCTTTATAATCTTTAAGTAAATCATGCAGATCAGTTATATCTTTTTTTTGTGCTTGATATAAATGAATACTTGTCATTCTCTACCCCATCTAATATCTTTTACAGTAAGTGCGGCAAACTCCATTCCCTTATCACTACTAAAAAATCTTTGTTGTGAATTATCTGTGGTTGTACGACCACTTGTTTTTCCAAAGTTACCCCAATGTGATGTTACAGTCATAATTAAATTTGCAGTAGTAGTATTATCACTAATTTTATATTCATCTAT